AACTTAAAATCTCTGTCGATTACCTCCTGAAAGGATTTACGATTAAAAACAGTCTTTTGTATTTCTACTTTTTTACCCATTTCTTACTACCTTAAATACTTGATCATTATCTATAATTGTTGTAGTTCCGTCTATTTCTGTTTTAATAAGTAACCTATAGTACCTTTCTGGCTGTATACCGTCCATGTAAATGTCGAAATAGTTAGAAGTATTATCTGCACTTATTTTTGTAAATGTATTATCGTAGTCGAATACCATTTCTTCTGTGTTCTCATCTTTCAAGCCCCAATAAGATGCAGTAGGTAGAGTGTAGTTAACTGTATAGGCAGAAGATGTTGTGAATGTTCTAGCTGGATATTTAGGTCTAGCATGAACTCTGAATCTTTGTTTACCTTCGTCTGTGTATTTACCTTTGTTGTTCTTAATACTTACTACTACTTCTGGATCATTTATCTCTGGGAGAGTAGATGAGTGAATGTAGTCATCCCATTTTATATCTAAACTAGGAGGGTAAATAGTATTAGTATCGTTGCCGTAGTATTTTAACCTAATAGAAGCTGATAGATTATTTTCTAAGTTATCTGGTAGTTTTAATATAAAGCCGTTGTTGTCTAAGCTTTCGCTGTAATGCATTAATACTCCACTGGTAATATCTATGTCTAAGTCAAGATCAGAAGTTTTATTGAAAGACTGTACAGCCTCTAATGTGCTATCTGCAGAACCGGTATACCAGGTACCTCCACCTAAAACAGTGGTTTCAAATGATGCTGTAACGTATGTTGGAAAACTACCGGTAGGCCAATGGTTTGCTGCTCCTGCGTTTTTATAGTTCCAGCTTGCTCCTGTTCTGTTAGTTGGTGTATCTCCGAATTTACCAGACCCTTCATCCCAATCTTCTGCTATAGGGTAACAATTAACATCAAAGTCTATAGGAAGTTCATTAGCATAGTTTAAATACATATGCAAATTAGTTTGTACGTTTCCTCCGTTTGCTTTATTATTAATAATGTCTTGTATTTCTGCTGTATCAAACTTGATTAATGTTCTCAAAGTTTGTCCTCCTCCTGAGTTGTGGTATCCACCTACTTCAAGTAGTTCATCTCTACCTAAGTTAGCTAATTGCTTCTCGGTGTAGATAAAGGTATCTTTTGTACTAAATAGTTTATATATCGCCATCTTATAATGTTGTTATTCTACCTTGTATATCACTGGCAGGATATTTTACTTCAAATATCATTGGATCAAGTGAAGGGTAAACTATATTATTTTTAGTTGCTCCTTCTATATCGTAATCATATTTACTGTAGGTACCTCCTACTTTGGTTTTTACTTTTACATCCTGTACTGTTTGAACTCCTTTCACTTGATCTAACAGCGTGTAAATTGATGATAAATTAATAGGTTGATTAATAGACCAGTTATCAATATTAAAATGTTGTGTCAGTGCCTGATTACATCTTATCAAAACATCTCTTGAACTATAACTCGGTAAAGTTATGATATCGTATTTAACACCTATATTTACTGTGTAACCATCTTTGATTGTACATCCATCAGTTAGGGGTTTAAATTGAGCTATATAAGTCTTAAGGTTTTGTTTTAATTCTAACGACGGTACTGTTAATTTCTTGTTACTATCGTAAGCTAATACATATATACATACTCCTAGGGGATTATATATATTAGTGGTAGCAGAAGGTATTTCGGCGTCTGTGGTTACAAAAGCTTTAGCTATAGAGCCAAATCTCACAGGTAAAGTTAATGCTCTAAAAGCATAATCTTCTCTTGTAACGATTCTACCTTGTTCTTGAAATGCTCTGAGAGAGTTTTGTCTGATCTCTTCTGCAGAATCACTGTCTTTTCCTCCTGTCGCTGGTGTTTGATTTGTAAATTCTATAGATGTACGATATGTATCGTCTGTAGCGTTTGCTGTATATGTAGCTCCTGTGATTGTATTTGCTTCTATATTAGATTCTATTCCGCCTCCGGTTAAGTACCGTATAGTTAAAGTAGTATTAGAAGGGGTATTACCGTATGCATCAGTAAATAGGAAGTTAGAAGGATCGTAAGCATAATCTGTTCTTCTTATACCTTGATTAGTACCGGCTCCAACATGAGTTGGGTTAGGTACAAAAGCTGTACCAGTTGATGAAGACATACCTGCTCCAAACTGTACGTTTAGTTGTCCAGTAGATGTGAACCTTGTTACGAACCTATTAGGTATAATTTCACTTGATAACATATACGGAACATCTTGTTGGTTGTTTCCAACATTTAAAGCTTCAGAAAGAACTAAATCTTGACCTAAATAAGGTACTTCCGTCCATCTGTTACCTTCGCTATCTACTATATCGTATATACCTATTATATCTGTATCGTTTATTTCTACAGTAAAGAACTTAGAAGCTGTTCCGACTGTTTCTGTACGTGTGACTAGCTTTCCTGATTTTGCTTTTACCGTCTTTCTTAGTTGATATTCTGCTGCTTCAGCATTATTGTCTACTGAGAATATACTTATTTCAGTTGGGTCATATGAGCTTGAAAAAGAAAAATCAACAGGTGTATCTATAAAGAAATCTTGTTCTCCTGCACTGACTATTATTACAGAACCTTTACTTGGATCAGCTTCAAAACTAAATGCTTGACTAAAGTCTGGTTCGTATGTAGATCCGGATGCTGCTATAATCTGGGTGATATCTATATCTACGGTTGAGGAGGTACTGACTCTTGGTTTATACCCCATCATATATGCCATTGAATGAAGGTTACCTGGGTCTTGAGCGTATTGAAGGAATGTTTCTTGAATCTGACTGTCTTGGTAAAAGGATAATATATCCCCTACATAAGCTGCCATTTCAATAAACATCATACCAGGTGATGTGGGTGAAAAGTCGTTATACGAATCGGGAAAGTAGTTTTTAGCTAACTCTATAAGTTGACCTTTCATTGAAGAAAAATCCTTATCCGTATATTTAATGTTAATGTCTTTTGCCATTGTTATTCAAAATTTATTGTTACTTCATCTTCTACCTGAGTGTCTTTAATTCTAAAGTTTATACTTAGTGATATCAAATTACTATCGGGTGATGGAGTTATACTTAGTTGTACTATAGCAAGATTAGGAAAATAGTTTCTAAGTTCAGTAGCAACTTTAACTTCTAAAGAACTTGTATTCTCTCTATTAACATTTGTAAATAGTTCATCTCTAATACCTGATCCAAACGTTGGGTTCATATACCTTTCTCCTTTTCCAGTTAAAAGGTAGTTAATAATATTAGACTTTATAGCTTCTTTCGTCTCAAAAGTAGAATTAAACACTGCTTTGCCAGAAAATGGCAGAGATACTCCAACTGCCTTTCTAGGCTGTCGATCTATAGGGTTAATTCTTTTTGCGTCAAATGCCATACTATACTATTCCTGCTTTTTGTTTATCTTTTTCGTTAGCAGCTTTTAATACTGCTCCTGCGTTTTTTACAAAGTCTAATTGAGATATATCTATCCCTCCTCCTGTGCTCATATTCATCTGGTTAGCTAATGAATTAGCTACGTTTTGTCTAGGAGCTCCTGTTGGAGTTGGTACTCCTCCCATTGCATTTTGGGCATTACCTGAGAATATTGTTTTATACTCTTCGTTAGTCATGTTTGACTTTGTCATTTGTAACATCTCATCAAGCGACTTTTTCCCCATAATAGGGTTCATAGGAGTCGGTTGTTGAGTTTCTACTTGAATAGTCTTACTAGGTGCGGTGTATGTTGTTGGCGCACTTGCTGCTTTTACTGCTTCGTTCATTACTTCTTGTAACTCTTCCTTCACAGCTGATCTGACTTCTTCACGTATAATTTTTCGTAATTGATCTAGTTTCATATTAATAAATAGTTAGTTTATGGAAGTTGATTGTTAATTCTGAATTTTATTTCGTCTATTAGTACTTTTGTTGAAGAACTGAAAGAGGATGGTCCTCTCATAAGTACAACTCCGGTAGCACTTTCAACTTGTGCGTACCTTCTTTTTGCCACTTTTAATGATGTTTCTTCGTCATCTTTAATTACTATAATGTAGTCTTTATAGAAGTACCTAAGGGTACCGTCTATATCTGTAGTGCTTCTTCCTAACAGCCCTGCATTAGAGGGTAAGTTGTCTATAGAATCAAGTAATCTCTTCTTTTCATCTTCAGGTAAAGCATCTACACAAGAGAATAGTTTTAAATCTATACTCTCTAATTTTTGCTTTATAGGAACAAGACCGTCAAAACTTATTTCTGTTAAATCTTTAATAGCTTTTTGATCTTTATCTAGTAAATCCACTATTTGACATGCTAGATTTAATAACTGTGAGAATCTATTTTGTGCTCCTACTGATAAAGAGAATATAACACCTCCACTTGGCCCTGGTGGTAATCCTAGAGTACCTAGTAGAGGTAATTGCTCTAATACTAATACGGTTGCTTTTCCTGCTTTAATAGGAGGGTCTAATATATCTGCGAACTTTTTTATAGGTTCTATTTTCTTCTCCAACCCGTTTAACATATTAACTAAGCTGTCTCTCAAAGCTAATAGCTTTTCTATTTCTTCAACTGGGGGACATACCTGTCCCATAAGTTTTTCTATTATCTTATTAACCTCTTCATATATTTTGGCTATAACGTATGCTTCTAGCTTTGCTAAGTATTTAGCTATAAAGAGGGCGAGATTCGATGGAGGTACACTACAGGGCATTATTCTACGAAAGTTTTATTAGATTTTAATGTACTATTACCTTTAGGGTTGAGCTGTCTTTTAAGTTCAGTGAGTACTATCGCTGCTGATTCTCCTCTTAGGTTTATTGTTGGTATAAGTTCTTTTTTCATAGTTTTAGCTTCACCCATAGCTTTAGATAGGGCTATCAATTGGTCTAATACAGCTTGTAAGAACGCTTCCATTCTATGTCCTAATACAACAGGTTGTTTATTAGCACCTTCATTTGCTCTAGCTCGTCTACCTAAATAAATCTTATCTGCATCAAAACACATATAGTCATCAGCATCTATGTGAGCTGATTTAGAGTTTAAACCTATCGATTCAGCACTTGATATAAGTATGTCGCTTTTCTTAGCGTTTAAGGTAAGTCTATCTGAGTTAAATAGTAATTGAGATCCTTGATAGTTTGTTGGGTTATCAGGTTTTTCATCATATGTATCTCTCTTATTATTAGCTAAAGTCAGAGGAATCATATGGTTAGAGGTAAGATAAATAGATGTATCATCTTCATTTATATCTTCCATAATACTAGCAAAACCTCCCTCTACTTCTCTTTGTCCGTTTCTTAATACTGTTATAGGTTTATTTTTATTATTATCATCAGTCCAAATACTCTTTTCTGAAAGACCTCCTGAAAACCGTAATGATTGTCCTAGTCTACCTTCTATTATATGATCACCAGGTAATGGTTGCAGTGGTGCTAGGTTGCCCTGTTCATCTATACCTTCGCCTATATTTACGCTTTTGCTTCCGGTGGTTGGCGGTAGAGCATTATGATGGGTGTGGTTGTATATAGAAACAACTGTTTGGTAGTAGACCTTACCTCTTGAGGATTGGTTTTCCACGTTAAAGCTTGGTCCTATAGTTAGTATAACTACTTCATTTTTTAGTGGATAAAGGTTACTATTTCTACGAAGAGGTACAGCTATACCTGCGTATTCTTCCTCGTCAATT